CGGAGGAGGGGTCGGCACCGGGGTGGGCGCGGGCGGTACGACGGCCGGGAAAGGCTTCCCGGTGAGCGCCGTGTAGTCCGCGGCGAGCGCCGCTAGGTCCACGCCCGCCTGGAACGCCGGGTGTTCGAGGTGCTCCTCGAAGATGACGACCCAGCACTCCTCGACCTTCCGGCTCCAGTATCGGTCGGTGAACGAGGTCTCCTCGGCCCAGGTGATGAACCGCTCGTCCCCGCCCAGCGGGCCCGTCCCGGCCGCGCCGTAGCCGCCGGTGATGACTGAGTGGCCGCCCTCGTCCGGGGAGCTGCGGTGGTAATCCCACGGCCGTTCGTCAGAGAAGTCGCCCTGATTGGCTTCCTGGACGACGATGCCCGTCCATACGAACCCGAAGATCGATATCGCGGCCTTCACCTCGTCCGGCGCGGTCGGGTCGACCTTGGCGAACGCGAGGACCTTCTTCCCGTCCGGGCCGCCAACCTTATGCAGGTACTCCAGCAGGGTCTGGATGTCCATGCCGTTGTCGTGCGACGACCCGGGACCGTTCGTGTCGGCGGTGCCGTTGGGGTCGAAGCTCGGGTTCTGTGTCCGGTAGACGGCCCAGACCTCGTCCTGCGTCGGGTAGCACTCGGCGCCGAGGATGGAAGAGAGGAGACGGCGGACGTTGGCCCACGTGACGGCCACGCAGTCGCCGGCCACGTCGTTGCCGAGCATCTGCCAGGCGGCGAGACGCGCGAGGTAGTCTGCCGCGTCCGGGTGCGCCGGGGTCTTACCGGTGAAGAACCGCGCGAACTTCAGGGCCGGGGCGTTCTTCGGTGCGCGGCGGCCGTATCTGCGAGTGGCACTGGTCAATGAGAGCTCCGAGAGGGCGCGTTGGGGCATGAGAAAGGCCCGCACGAGAGCGCGGGCCGGGCGATCGAGCTGCAGATCAGGTGAAGGCGGGCGGTGTGGCGCTCGTGTCCGTGGTGTAGCTGGTGGACTCGTAGGAGTTCTTGTAGACGCTGAACGGCTTCGAGACTCCCGTCGGCCACGAGGCCCCGTTGAGCGCTTCCAGAAGCTGAAAGATGAACGCGTCGTCCACCCCGAGGGCGGAGGGCACCATGAACCCTCCTTCTGCGGTGGTGCCGTTGTGGTAGATCTCCAGATTGAAGGTGTACTCAGTGCGGGTGCTGACGCTGCTCACGTCTCTCCTCGGAGTTGCTAGCTGCTGATCCACTGGCACATCAGGGTGGGCCCGAAGCCGCCGCCACCCGCATTCAGGGACAGTGCGGCGCCGCTGGTCTGCCACACGACCATCTCGACGTAGTCGCCCGCCACGAAGGCCTGTTCAACGCAGACGCACGCCGACCAGGAGTTGGAAGCCATCGCAGGCCCTTGAAAGACGCCCCCACGCGCGTTGCCGCCGTTGACGTTGATGCCCAGCTTGCGGTTGCCGGTTGCGTTCGTCGGGAACGAGGCGGTGGCCATGACGAGGTAGGTGCCTGGCACCTGGATGGTGTAGCGGCTGGTGTTTGTGCTGGTGGAGTGGCCGTTGTCGCTGTCGTAGTCCTCGGTGTCCAGGGTCACGGCTACGTCCGACGAACTGCCGTTGGCGATGGACTGCCCGGTCGATGCATACCCTTTGAACCGTGGGACGCCGTTGGTGCCGGAGCCCATGAGGTAGTCCATGGTGGCTTTGACCTGGGCGGTCCACAGGGCCCCGGTGAGGTAGTTGCCGGGTGATTCGGTGGCGGAGACGGGCACGGTGCGGGCCATCCGGCCCTCCCCTCAGTAAGCAAATGCGATGGAATCGAATTGGTCGACGGTGTCCCACGTCGTTGGGTCCGTGACCCCGGTTGGCAGGGGTTCGCTGACGGAGAACCCGTTGGTGTGGGAGTGCGCGAGAGCGGCCGTGAACGTGATCGTTCCCGTCGTCCAGCCCGACGACGTTGCTCCGACCGAGGCGACCGTCATGGTTTCGGGTACGGTGCCGCCCTGTCCGACGACGAGTTGCTGCCCCGCAGCGATCTGCGCGGCCAGCGGATTGATGTTGTCCTGCGGCGCGTTGACGGTGATCGTCGTTGCCCCCGCCGACACCGAGGCGCCCAGCGTGGTGTGCCAGGCGCCAATCACCCCGTATGGGGTGAGGTCCGCCGGCGAGCACTGCAGCGTGCACCAGGCCTCGCCGTCGTCCCCGAACTCCCAGGCGAGGTTCTCGGCGAAACAGTCCACCTGAATCGTCGGCAATCCTGGCGGCCGGCGCATGATGCGGACCCGGGTGCCGAGCTCCAAGTTGAGGCATACCGGCCACAGCCCGGGGTTCGCGCTGGGGTGGAGCTTGATCGAGGAGACGCGGGTGGCGGGCATCTTGTAGCGGGAGAGGAGGTAGCCTGCCGCGTCGTTGCACTCGCCCGGGTCGGAGGCGTTGATGGTGCGAGTCAGGCTGCGCGGGAAGTAGTTCGCGATGCTCGTTGCGTCGGTGGCGTAGAAGTTCTGCCCCGAGCTCTCCTGGGTGACGGTGACCTGGTTACTGAGGTGCGTGGAGTCGAAATCGAGTTGGCAGTCCTCATACGGCCACTCGCCCGCCGAGGTGTTCTCGCCGAACACATACATCGGCACCGTGGAGTTGTAGCGGTTGGATCGGGCCTTGAACTGCACGGCCCCGGTCCGGTCGACGAAGTGCGCGCCGTTTTCGGTGTCCACGACGGCCTGCAACGCCGACATGGCGTCCTGGCCGTCGATCGCGGCCGGGCCCATGCTCGTCGTCAGCCCGGACTGTAGCGACGAGGCGCCGGTGTACCCGGCGTAGCGCAGGATCCGCGCGTAGCGGGTGTCCGTCGACTCGCCCGCACACGCCGACTTCCACGCCGCATATATGTTGGCGATGGCGGTGGCCGAGAAGAACGAAGGGAACTCCGCAGCGAAAGAAATGTCGCCCTGAAAATTCAGGTATGTGCCGTTGCCGACGGTGGCGTCGACGAAACTCCCGATGTTGTCGGCGATGATCCCCGTCGGGGTTGTGGTGGTGGGGACGCTCCCGACGTAGGCGGAGCCCGACCCGTCCTGGGAGACGACGATCTGCTGTGTGGCCTGGTTGTAGCCGAAAATCAGCAGGTGCCAGTCGCCGTCAACGACGTTGGTGGCACCGCCGAAGTAGATCGTCGAGTTGGTGCCGGTGGGCCCTTGGATCTCAAGAATGGGTTTGCCGTCGGAATAGATCTGCACGTAGATGTGCGACCCGGACGGTGACCCTCCCGAGCGTTGCTTGTCCATGCTGGACCAGATGGTGGCGCGGGCCGTCGGAGTTGGCCCCGTGTACCGGAAGGCGATCATGCGGGTCCACAGGGTGGGGTCCGCTGGCCCGGTGATTCCGGCGGAGGTGAGCTTGATGAATGTGGCCGCGCTGATGAGGGTGGAACCGGGATTGGGATTGTTGACCCTGACGACTGTGCCGGTCGATCCGGTGTAGGTGCCGGTGGTGTCGGTGGCTGTGATGGCGTTGCCGAACGTCAGGGTTCCGGCGCCGTACTTACTGATGCCGAGTTGTGCCGCCGGGTCGTTGCCGGTCCAGTCCGCTGCGGCAGTTGAGCCAGCCGGATCGTCCAGCTTGAATAGGAACCGCGGACTGTTGGAGTTGATCTCCTGCGTGAGCGGATCCGACAGCGTCTGCTGGCTGAGCAGGGAGAAGGTGTCGACTGCGGTCGGCTGGACGATGCCGTAGGTGCCGGACATGTCCCACTGGGAGGGCCAGCGTTCCGTCCAGCCCGCATACACCGGGAACCAGACGCCGGGCGCCTGCCACGTCGTCGCGGCCGAGCCCTTCTCCAACTGCCATCCGTCGACCTGCACTGAGCAGGCCGCCGCGGCTGCGGCCGTGTCGAGGGCGAGGCCGCAGTTCATGGCTCCGGCCCCGGCCGGCAGTGTGACCGTTGCCGTGAACGTCGTCCACGCGGCGGTCGCCGAACCGGTAAGGGTCGCCGGGGTGCCGAAGGTCAAGGTGTTGGCGCTCACCGACGTGTAGTTGCCGATGAAGGCGCGCACCGCGAGCGTGGTCGCTGGGGTGATGTTCCGGGCACGGAGCTGCACCGTGTATGTCTGGCCGGGGAGTGCCGACCAGCGGGGCGTGTACACGATGCGCGTTGATCCGGCGGTGCCGTTGGGCACGCTGAACTGCATGACGGTGCTGCCCTGCCACGCCGTGGCCGAGGTGACGAAGCTGCCACCCGTGCTGTCGGAGATGCTAAAAATGTCGGGGCCGGTGACGCCTTGCGGGATGGCGCCCAGCGCGTAGCCGCCGAGGTCGCCGCCGGTCGCCATGACCTGGTCCAACAAGTTGCGGGTGGGCGGCCACTGGGCGCGCCGCCGGTAGGGCTGGTAGGGGGCGATGCGCCCGGCCCACGGGCCGGACGTGTTGGTGGGGTCCAACGACGCGTCGGTGTTCGCGAGGGTCAGACTGGCCTCGCCCGACCGGACCTGGTCCAACTCGTACTGGCGGCCCCGGGACACGGACACGGTCTGGCGGGTGCGGTCGGTGACCTCGACATACCGGTCCAAGGGCTGGGTGCCCGCGTTGGCGTTCCAGAAAGCGCCCCAACCGTCTTCGACCAACGGCCAGTTCAGGTTGGGCTGGCCGGGCGCCGACACGGTGGTGTTGACGTGGTCGATGTACGCGCTCATCCCGGCGGACTCGGTGGCGTAGTAGCCCGTCACCAGCTGGAATTTCGTCGCGGTCGCGTTCCAGGCGTAGGCGATGGTGGCGCGGGTCGTCCACGAGTAGGCGTCGGGCGACGTCGAGAACACGAACGACCCGGACACTTCCTGGATGCGCCACCACGCATACGAGTACGCGTCGTAGGCGGCGGCCGACGCGGCGATCGTCGTCGTCGTGTTGACTCCGGCGTTCGTGACCCGGGCCTGGAACACGCCGCCGGACACGAAGAGGCTGGCCTTGTTGTTGGCGTCGAGGAGCACCTCGAAGAACGTCTCCGTGCTGCCATTGCCGACCGGGGTGGGCACGACGCGCGCGTAGATCCCGTTCGGATTGGCCGCGTTGGCGGACGTCGCATCCCACGGGGTGGAGGCGAGCGCGAAGTACGACGTCGTGCACGAGACGGCCACCCGGTCGAGCGTCGCGTCGACCTGGACGTTCGGCGATGCCGACGAGGCGTTCCACACCGTGGTGTTGAGCGTCGCCCCGCCGAAGTAGTCGGCGAGCGTGGACAGCTTGGGAGCCACCGGGCACTCCTATCCGGCGCCCGGCGGCGCCCTCGATCTCGACTGCGGGGTTAGCGCTTGTAGGCGGGGTAGGTGAACGGATTCCGCATGCCCCTTCGGAGGAACGCCACCTCGACGTCTTTCGCGAGCTTGTCGACAGTCGCGACACTGCCCTCGACGTTGAACGTGAAGTGGTTGTGCACCACCTGCGCGCCGCCGTCGGCCGTGGCGAGCGGCATGCCGGCCCACGCAGGTGTGCCCGTCAGGGCGGCACCGTGGCGCACCGACATGGCCATCCCGCGCGCGGCGATGACCGCATGCTTGCTGCTGCGGGTGATGCCTGCCGCCATGCCCAGCGCGGTGAAGTCGCCGACCTGGGCCATCACCGTCGACGGCGAGCGGATACCGAGAGCATGCTTGATCGCCTTCTCCATGCTCTTCGCGATGCGGAGCATGGCCGCCTCGATGGCCTTCTGCTTCTTCTCCAGGCCCTTGACCAGCCCCTCAGCAGCCCGGATTCCCGCCCCGTACATGGAGTCGGCGATCGCCGAACCGGCCGCGTTGGCGGACGCCTTCAGCTGGGTCTGCATGCTGTTGAGCTGCTTGATCTGAGAATTGCTGGCCCCGGCCAGGGCTGCCGCCGTCGCACCGCCCTGGTCCACGCCAGCCGAGGCGATCTGCTCCAGCAGGTCGGCGCTCAGCCCGCGCTTCTTCAATTGCTGCAGCTGCGCGGAGAACGCCGCCGCCTTCTGCAACTGGGCGTTCATGTTGTTGACGACGTCGTTGCTCGATAGCGCGAAGCCCTCTTGCGGGGCTTGGGTGACGACGCTGGCGCCTTGCATGATGCTGGCGGCGACCGAGCTCTTCAGCTGCGCTGCACTGTTCTTCAGGTCGTCCAGTCTGGTTTTCGCCGACGCCAGCGAGGCGGTGACCTTGGTCAGCTGCTTGTCGTAGCTGATGAGGTTCTTGCCGGCCTTGGCGAGTTGCGTCAGCAGCGACGACTCGGTGCGGCCCCGGAATGCCGCCTTGATCTCCCCGTGCAGCCCGTTCAGCGACGACACCAGGGCGTTGATGTCCGTGGATGCGGCCAGCTCGTGCTCGAACGGGGTGCGCTGGTAGCCCGCCATCCTGCCGAAACCGCTGATGCCGAAGCCGCCGGCCAGCTGGCTGCGTGCGCTCTTCTCCGCAGCCGTCACCTTCCCGCCGGATGCGAAGCGGGCGACCCTGTCACTGTTGATGGCTTCCAGCAGGGCGGCGTGGCGCTGCGCGGAGGCAGCGTTGACGACGAACTCCTTGTTCGACGCCATGATCGGCACGTCGTCGGAGGTGGTCGTTCCGGGCCCGCTGATCCAACCGCCGGTGGCCTTGTGGGGGCCCTGGCTGTAGTACTGCGAAGCGTTGACGCCGGTCATCACACCGTTGATGCGGACCGTGACCGTCTTGCCGTGCAGCCGGTCCACCTGCCGCTGCCAGAACGCCAGATCCGACAGTGCCTGCTGATACGCGAAGTTCGCCTTCGTCCTCGTGGACTTCGGGAAGGCGTCGACGCGCCTCTTCGCCGCGGCCAGGTCGGACATGGCCTGCTGCGTGTACAGCGTGACCCTGATCCTCGGGTCGTTGATGTTGTCGAGGCTGTCCGCGAGCCTGCGGGCCTGCCCCGCGCTCAACCCCATCTGCTCGCCGACCCGCACCAGTTGGGCGTGCGCGTCGACGAGGATCTGGTTGGCCTTGGCCTGGCTTCCGGTCTGCTGGAGGGTGGCCGTCGCCGCCGCCTCGGCGGTCGAGGCGAGCTGGCTGAGGGCACCGTAGGCTTCGCGGGCCTTCTGGCTGCCCAGGTCGAGCTGACCGTTTGACATCGCCAGGGCGTTACGGTGCCCTGTGATCGCCTTGGTGGCGTCGTCGATGGCCTGCTGGTATGCCGACTGCGCGTCCATGGCGGCCCGGTTGGCGTCGTTCAGGTCCAAGATGGCCTGCTGCAGCCCCTGTACCGCCTGCTTCTGTGCGTCGAGCTTCTTCTGCACCGCGATGGCCTGATCGCCGAACAGCCCCATGCTCTGTGCGGCGAGCTTCTGCTCCAGGGCCTGATCGGCCAGCGCCGACTTGTAGTCGTCGAGCTTGCCGCGCAGCTCCGTGCCCGTCAGGCCCTGCTTCTCCATGGCCTTCGTCATGTCGGCGAGCGCGGCCTTCGCGAGGTCGGCGTGACCGCCCTTGACGAGGTCCGCCAGGGACTTGTCGACGGCGTCGATGTTCCCCTTGGCGTGCTTCATCTGCGAGGTGTCGATACCGGCGATGCTGAGGATCGTGCCACGGATCTGCTGGTCCAAGTCCGGGCGCGCGACCATGCGGAGGGAGTCGCCGAGCCCCTTCAGGTCCGTCCCGTATGCCTTCGCCGCCTCACCGGACACTTTGCCTGTGCGGCCCAGGTTCGCCAGCGACGTCGTCAGCCTGTCCACGCTGGGGACAGCGGTCTGCCCCATCGACGACAGCTTCGCCACGACCAGCACCAGTGCGGCGACGCCCGCGATGATGACCGAGGCCCTCGCGGCGGTGCCCAGCGACATGAACGCCGCCCGCAGCCCAGCCATACCGCCACCGGCCGCAGCAGACGCGGCCCGCAATGCGACGAGCCTCGTCACCAACGACTGGACGCCGCCCGCCGCCGTGCTGATCCCGCCGCTGACCAGGCTGAACAGCTTGAACGCCGAATACAGCTGCAGTGCCCTGGTGACGAAGCTCGTCGGCAGCGATGCGACCAGCTTCGCCACGGCGTTGACCAGGGTCAGCATGCCCGGCCCGGCCTGCGCCGCAGCCGCCATGATCTTGGCTACCGCTTCCGCGACGCTGCGGAGGGTGTCCTTCACCAGGGGTCCGTTCGTGTGGACGTAGTCCATGAACTTCGCCAGCGGCCCGGAGCTGTTGCCCGACGACAGGACCCGCATCAGGTGGATGGCCTCGTCGGTGGCGCCCTTCAGCGACCGGTCGGCGAAGTCGGAGACCCTCTTCGCGAACGCGTTGAAGCCCGGCGAGGCGACCGCCCCGCCCGCCACCGTCACCAGACGCCCGAACTGCGTAGAGGTTTCACGCACCATCGGGCTCAGCTTCGGCAGGATCGCCTGCACGACCGCCATCGACCGGGCCACCGGCTCCATCGTGAACTTGGACAGGCCGTCCGACCACGACTTGAAGTCGTCCTTCAACACCATCAGCGCGCCGGCCGCCTGCCGCGTCGCGGCCGGCATCCCCGCCAGGGACTGCGCGAACGCGTTCTGTGCAGCCGCAGCCTGCGTGCTGCCGGGCCCGTACTTGGAGACGGCGGCGGTGTACTTCTTCTGCGCGTCGGCCGCGGCACCGAGTTGTTTGATCTGCGGGATGACGGCCAGACCGAACGCGCCGACCGCGAGGGTGGCCCCGGCGATCTGCGCGGCCACCGCCGCAGCCTCGGCGGCGACCGGGACCAGCGCGGGGGCCAGGGAGATCAGCGCCCGCATCCCGTCGACAGCATCACGCTCCCCGGCACCACCACCGCCGCCGCTGGGGCCGACGACGCGGGTGCGGATGGTGACGGTGCGGTTCTGCGACAGGCGGTTCAGCTGGGTCCGGGCGCGGCGCACGGAGCCGTCGTCGAGCTGCGGCCGTACCGGCACGTCGATGCGCCGGCCCAGCTCGCGCAGGGCTGCTTTGACCCGGCGCAGCGCGGCCTGGTCCATGACCGGCCGCACGGTGGCCTGAATGGGGCGCGTTTCGAGACTGCGGCGGAGTTCTTCCCGCTGGGCGGCGCCGACTTGGAGTTCGACCTTCAGGCGGGCGGCGGGGCCGTCGTTGATGCGGCGGCGGATCTCCGCGAGGGCCCCGTCACGGAGTTTCACGTCCACGTTGATCGTGGCGCGGGTACGGCCTGCTTCTGCGGCGAACCGGCGGATGCTGGCCTTGGCGCTGGTCAGGGTGCGCGCCAGGCTGCTGTCGTCGCCCGTCAGCTTCGCGACGACGGGCGGCAGGTAGTCGGCCACGGCTGCTCCTCTCGGCGGTGGAAAGGCGGGAGGAGCGAGCAGGGTGGTTAGAGGGCGCGGTGCCACGCCTCGACGTAGAGGGTCCGCAGCCTGTTTCGGGCGGCGCGCACGGCGGGCGCCATGTAGGGGCGCGGGGGAAGCGTCACCGAATGCCCGCGGCCTGCCTGCCCGCCGAGTTCCTGGATCCGCGCGTACACGGCTGTCGGGCCGAGTTCGCCGGTGAAGCCGCCGCCTCCTGGGTAGGGGCCGGTCGGCGACAGGGAGCCCCGCAGATGCCCGCTGATGCGGGCCGGGGGCTCGCCGGGCGGGGACGGCGTCGGAGTGCCCCGGGCGTGTGCGTAGCGGGACAGCTCTGTGCGGGCGTGTTGCTCCAAGAGCGTCAGGCCGTCCCGGGTGGCGTCCCGGGTGGCGGCGTGCATGCGTTGCTGGAGGGCGTCCAGGGCGCGAGCGAAGTCGTCCGCGCCCTCGATGCTCACGCCGACTTCGGGCACCCGGGGTCACCCCCTTCGGGCGGCAGCCCGCTTGGCCTCGGCTTCCGCTTCGGCCTGGGCCTTCTCCTGGAGGGTGGCGCGGGCTTCGTCGACGGTCTTGCCGTATGTGGGCAGCAGGTTGATCACCCAGAGGGGCTGTTCGTCGACCTGGCTGGGTGTCCAGTGGTAGCGCTCAGCGAACCAGCCGTACCGCCACGCCACCTGCTCTATCGGCGTCAGCGGGTGCGGGCCGGGGATGGGCCTGCCTTCGAGTGCGGCTAGGACTCGACGGCGGCCCCAGTAGGGGACGCCGGGTCCGCCTGCGCCTCCTCCAGCACCTTCGGGTCCTCAGGCTCCGGGTCGGAGGGGAACACCAGATCCTGGGCGGGCTCGACGAGCTTCTTCAATGCCTGGTAGTCGCGAATCTCCATCATCCGCAGCGACTCCGGCGCCTGCGACGGAATCGGCAGCTGGACGGGCAGCTGCCAGTTGACGACGAGCACCACCATCAGGGCGTTGAACATCTGGCGGACCAACTTGCCGGACCCGTCGGCATCCATCGCGTCCTGGATGTCCATCTGGTCGCCCGCCTTGAGTTCGGTCGGGTCGCGGAGTTCGACCCAGGCCCCTTCGGAGGCGAGAGCGTGACGCTGAGACATGGGTGGTGCCTTTCAGTTGGAAGGGAGGGTGCGGTCCCAGGGCCCTTCCTCCCTGGGACCGCAGTCAGGGGAAACCCGTCGACTAGAACGTGCCGGGGGTGATGCCGCAGGTCACGGACACCTTGATCGGGGACTGGCCACCGGAGCCGCCCGCGTTGGTGGTGTTGAACACCGCCTGGAACTCGTCCTGGTAGCCGACCGCGGCCTTGCTGGTGTCCGGGGCGGCTGCCGTGAACGCCGCGACCTGGACGTCGATCTGCACGGTGATCTGCGCTGTGCCGGCGAGCCCGTTGTCGATCAGGAATTGCACCTGCGGCTGGGTGTTGTTGAGCATGTACAGCAGCGCCGACTCGTCCGAGACGGCGCCGAAGTTGAGCTTCCCGGTCGCGGAGAGGCCGCCGCGCTGGATGATGTACGGGGTCTGCACGCCGGTCGCTGTGAAGTAGGGCACGAGCTCGCGGGCGATGTCGACTTCGCCGTCGGTGATCGTGTTCACCAGGGTGCCGCCCGATGCGGGGCCCCCGATGCCGACCTTGGTGCGCCAGGAGGCGACCGGCAGGATTGTGGTCGGGTTGGCTGTCGGCGCAGCCCCGGCGATCACCGACGGCCAGGAGGTGCCCTGCCCGTCCCAGGTGAACAACTCACTCTCGGCGTTGAACTTGAGGTTCATCGCCGACATGCAGAAGCCCGGATACTGCCGGGCGCCCACCGTTGCGGTCGGGCCGAGGGAGTGGGTGAGCGTGTGGGACGGCGGCTGGCCGCCACCGCTGTTGAGCAGGCTCCACGCGTAGGTGTAGGGGCCTGCCGTCACCACGGGGACCACGGCCTGCGCAGAGGCGTGCGCGTACACCAGGCCGCCCGTCGGCGTGGCCAGCGGGATCGTGTACGGGCCCGCCCCGGACGGCGTGCCCGTGGTGAAGACTTCCGCCGTCGCACCGGTGCCGATCTGGATGACCGTAGCCGCGGGGATCGACGCCACCGTGCTGATGTTGGTGGCGCCCACGGCGGCGCCCGCAGACAGCGTGGTGGATCCGGAACCGGTCGGCGTGCCGGTGACCGCGAGGTCGCCGAGCAGGTTGCGCAGCCACCAGCCGAGCGTGTCGCCGTAGACCGGGCCGCCGAGGCTGATGTCCGCCGTCTTCACGCCCTGGATCTGCGCGAAGCTGTCGGTGCCCATGCTGCCGCGCCACGACTGGTCCTTCAGAAACGTCGGCTTGTCGGACGGCGTGAAGCTGGTGAGGAGCTGGGTGGCCGTCATCGCGACGGCAGTGCCCTGGGTGATCTCGGGCGCGATGCCGATGAACTGCTTCGTGGATGCGTAGGTGGCGACCACCGGTCACTCCCCTTCGGGGTTGGCCGGGGCGTTGTCCGGCAGCTGGTTGGGCTTCTTCTTCGTGGGCTTCCAGCGGCCGTCGTCGGGCGCGCTGAACGGCCAGTCGAAGACGGTTGCGGCCGTGGCAGGGATGGCCAGCTCGTCGTCGGTGGCGTCCCTGCCGGGGTCCTCGGGGCGGGCGGTGAGCGGCACTTCCAGGTACTGCGTGGCCAGCGGGCCGGTGAACTCGTAGACCCCGGCGGCCAGTCGTCCCTTGGGGACGTCGTCCGGGGCGGCCTTGTCCGACTGCGGCACGTCCGGCCCCGGGGCGGTGGCCTCTGCGGTGCGGGTGGCGACCGGAGCGCGCTCCGGCTCTTGGGCAGGCTTCGCGGGCATGCGGAACTCCAGTCCGGCGACAACAGCGGGGGAAACGGGGGCCCTGGGAAAGGGGCGGGATCGACAGAGTTGGGTCACAAGACGGGCAAAGGGCCTTCGTCTGGGGTCCGCGGGGCCGCATGATGCCCTGCACGCACACCGATCCTTGGGGGGACCATGCGCCGCCGTACCGCTCTCATCTCGTCCGCCGTCGTAGCAGTTGCCGCCGTTGGCGCAGGCCTCGGCATCTGGCTCAGCCAGCCGTCCTACGACGACATCGTCAAAGGCTGCGAGAAGGCCCTTGCGGCTCAGATGAAGGCCGACGGCCACGGAAAGCCGGCCGCTTGTGAGGACGTGAAGAGCGACGACTACCCGACGCTTGTGGCGAACGCGGCGATCGGCCATCTCGGATGGACGGACAGTGATGGCAACTTCGACGAAAACAAGATGCTGGACTCGGTGACCCAGACGCCGTAGAGCGGGGTACGCCGGGGCGGCGGCTACGCGGAGATGATCTCCAGGGCGGTGAACGTCATCAGCAGGAAGCTTTTCGTGAGCTCGGCCTTCGTCTCCGGCTGCCCGTACTCGAAGTCGATCGACCCGACACCGCCGTCCACGTACTCGCCGGCCTCGAAGCAGGCGCCGCCGAGCGTGCGGTCCAGGCGCATCCACTCCACGAGTGCGTCTTGCAGGGCGTACACGTCGTCTTGGGCGTCCTCGGCGTGCTCGGTCCGGGAGCGGATGTAGCAGGCCAACTCGACCTGGTAGCGGACGTTTTTCATGCCGCCGTGCGCGCCGCCGAGCGCGAAGCGGACCTCGGAACGGCGCGGGATCCACGCCACGATCTGGCAGCCGGTCCGTGCGCCCGCGCTCTGGCCCCAGAAATAATCGGCGTGGTCGTCACGCTTGGGCCACGCTCGCCGTACAACACCGACGCCGGTCTGCGACAGGGGCGACGACCGGTAGGTGCGGGTCTGCGGGTCGTAGGGGCCGCCGAAGTAGCGGCAGACCCCATCGAGCACGGTCTGGGCGCTCACGGAGGCATCACCTCCGGCATCCCTGCCGACCACCAGCGTCGGTAGAAGAGGGCAGCTGCCTGTAGGCCCTCGTCGCCCGTGGCTGTGTGGCCGAGGGCGATCCCGAGGGAGACTTGGAGCCCCAGAAGCTCACCCTGCACTTGCATGCGAGTCGTTTCGGCCCACTCCGGCGGGTTGCTGTAGAAGCGGGTTGCGCGCCGGTGCAGCTCGGGCACTAGACGCAGCGCCACATCGGAAGCCTCGCCTCGGCATGCGCTCATCGGACTCGTTGGTAGCGCGACAGGATCCGCTCGGCCTCCGACACGAGACCCGACCCGTCCTGCCGTGGATCCGTCTGCCGCGTTCCGGCCGACAAGGACGTATCCGGGTAGGAGTCCTCGCGCGCCGTGTCGGGTCGCATCAGCGCGGACACCGCGTAGTTGGTGACCGCGAGCCGCATGTCCGACGGCATCCCCGAGAAGTCCTGCGCGGCGGCGTGGCCGAACACGGTCGGCGAAGCGAGCGTCACAGGGCCCGGCACGATCGGGACCGATGCGGCGGGAGGCGTCCAGGACGGTGACACCGTCACGTCCTCCTCGGACCCCGGCTCCCAGACCCGGTACATGCCGCCCGGCACGATCCCCGTCGGATCCGCCACCGTCAGCGTCGTCGCCCCGGCCAAGGTGGCTGCCGACAACTGGGACGCGACCCATCCGGCAACGTAGACGAGCTGGACGAACACCTCGCCGCCCGGCGCCGGCGACCCGAATTGCAAAGACCCGGACCAGGCGCCCCCGGCCCCGCCGAGCGGGATGACGATCTGCCTGCCGTCTTCCACCCAGGCCGAGACGGGGCTGATGGTGGTGAGCGCCGTCGGGGACCAGCCGTAGGCGACCGAGGTCACTGACAGGACGGGGCTGCTGTCGGCGTGGATCTTCAGGTTGCCGTAGCGGTCGATGCGGGCCCGGCAGTTCTGGACGACGGTGTGTGCGCCGAGGTTCTGGTTGGCCCGGTTGTCGGCCCAGTCCGACGCCATGAGCAGCAGGTTGACGAGTTCGGCGGTCTGGTCGGCGTCGGAGGCGGAGCCGGAGCGCAGGTCGTCGAGGTCCAGATAGGTGGGGTGGGCCTTGAACGCGGCTGCGGACACGTAGGGGATGGAGGGCACCGCCGCCTCCCTTCGGGTTCAGGGGTGGGCGGCGGCTGTGACGGTTGGGGGCATCAACCAGCTGACTCACGCGACCAGGTGCCGTGCTCGCAGCCGACCGAGAACGCCTGCGCGTGCCAGCCCTGCGGGAAGCATGCGGAGCACGGTTCGTCGACTGTCTGGAGGTCGCTCTTCTCCGGCTCCGGGGTGTCATCAGGCTCGGCCGGGGCGGATTCCTGCTGCCCGGTGTCACCGTCGCTGGATTCCGGGGTCTCGACGTCGTCGTCCTCGACGAGCGGCTCCGCACCGGTCTCGCTCGGCTCGGGCTTCTGGGCGCTCGCGGCGCGCTTCCTCGGGGGCATGTCAGCCCTCCTTTTCGCAGGTCCCGCCGCAGCGGGAACAGACTTTGAAGAACGAACCGAATCCACACTCGCAGCGGAAGCCGCCCGCGGTACGGCCGCCGAGGTTCGCGGGGAAGGCGCCCAGCTCGCGCAGTGCGCGGATGTGGCGCGGGTTGTCGACGGTGACGGTGCCGTCGCAGCCCGGGGTGTACGAACCGGTGCGGAGCCCGGTGCGGGCTCCTTCGATGTCGACGCCGCGCACGGCGCCGTCGGGCAGGCACATCTGCGCCATGCCGGTCTCCCTTCGGGAACACCGAAGGCCCGCGCCTCGGAGCGGGGACACGGGCCTTCGGTGGATCGGGGCTCGTCAGACGAGCTTGATGCCGGTGATCGCCGCATTCCACGCCGGTGCGTAGCAGACCATTGTCCCGAACCAGTAGCTCGACGACTCGTAGGCGAACTGCGTGACGGGCCAGTCGATGCCCATCAGATCCTGGACGTTCCAGGCCGCCCACACCTCGGACACCTGCGAGTCCGGCACCGGCAGCGTGTCGGAGAGGACCACGCTGT